ATAGATGGGTTTTTTCCGCCATCATCTTTTAGGGTTCTGTATTTTACCTGGACGCGTAGTAATTCTTTTAGGTTGTCTACTATTAAGTCGTACCTACTAGCGTCTAGCATTGGCTTACTTACATTGTAGCCAAGTTCCATACATTTAATAGCAAAAAGGTATTCAGTATAACAACCTTTCTGGTTAGTATCTAACTGCGTAACCATTTTGCCAATTTACGCAAAAAAAAGACGCCCTTTTTACGGGGCGCCATCAACACTAAACTAACTAAAAAGAAATCAACCTTTACAAATATACAATTTATATACGTTGTAAGACTGTACTAGTAGCATAAATGTACTTATGCTAAATGGTAGCCAATGGAACGCCATAAATAAAACGCTAAACCACAATACTGCAATCATTCCTAATAAAAAGTAATTACCAATTTTGTCTGCTGTTGCCATAATAATAAATTATAAGTTGTCTGTAAATGTTTCCCTTATTTCTGCCTCAATACTATGTAGTACCATAGGCGCCAATAAATCATAAATTTCTGTGTCGTCGCCTTCTGTTCGTACAGATACTATGTTTAAATCTAGTTCTAGCGGCGTTACGTAACCTGGGTCGTCGTGCCTCCAGGTGTAGTATTCATACTCAACAACCAAGGGTACACCCTCAATTATTACTTTTCTGGTGTCAGTGTCGTACATATAACTTGCAATTCTTTGGTTATTTCTCCCTTTAAGTAGTCTAGCCTATTGACCAGGTAGGCGTTATAGGTCAAGTCCGCGTAGACGCGCAAACTTTCAATCTCTTTAAATACGTTTTCCATAGTTAGAATTTTTACCAAAAGTAAAAATAAATTTGAATTACGCATACTATAAACAAAAAAAACTTTAAAAATAAAAAACCCCAGGCGTTAGCCCAGGGTTCTTTTTATAACTTAACTTGTAATTAAGCTGTTTCCAAAGCTGCTTTGTCAGTAGCGAAATCGCCATTAACAAATCCGTTTGGTAAATAGTTAGCAACTGCAACCCTTTCAGATACACGAACAGTAACAAAACCGTCACGTACGTTAGTACCATCTTCTCTAAAGAATTCTACAGATACATTATCACGTACCCAAAGTTGTGCGCCCATTGCAAAGTTACCTAGCAAATAGTCACCAATAGGTACAGCAGTATTAACTACTACTGGAACGCCTAGGAAAGTAGGCTGTAACCCTTGGTAGACTTGGTCTTTTAGGTAACGGTTTTGGGTGTCTTTTAACAATACGATTTTGTGGAAATCGGTTGGGTGCAACATAATATAGTCTGCTTTGTAGTTAGACAAAGCCAACTGATTGATAGCAGCAGCCAATACGTCAAACTCGTTAGCGCTTTCAATAGCGTTAGCAAAACCACCAGCTGCGAAATCAGCAGCGTTAGTAATAATACCAGACAAGTTTGGCGCAACACCAGAACCAGACAAAATTTGCGCGTCCTCAATTTCTAAAAGTTTTTCTGGGGCGCGTGCAGACAAATAGCTGGTTAGCTGTGGGGTGTCGGCAAGCATTTCCTCAGAAATACGGAAATAAGTACCAATTTTCTCTACGTTAACGCTTGCAGCAGTCATATCAAAATCAGACTGTCCTAAAGTAGCGCCTTCTGCTTTAGCAGCAGCACCGTTAGAGTAGCCAGATTCTTTTACAAAACGTACAACATCGCTAGTAGTAGAACCTACTGGGATAAGGTTACGAACGTGTACTGGTCTGGTAGGGTCAAATTTGAATCCAGGTACTCGGTCAGCAGCAATAACTTCGCCAGAAAAATCTGCGCCAGTAGTCATATCAGCTTTAATTTCAAAACGGGCAGAACGTGACTGGCCTTTTACCATTGAATCAATAGCGCCATTTTTAAACGCGTCCATCAAGTTAGCCTTAAAAGATTTAGACTTTCCAGCCTCAAACGCTTTTTTGCTTGCTACTTCTTGTGAATCTAAACGGTCGTTTAGTTCACCAAGTTGGTAACCTCGTTTTTAATCATTTCGTCAGCTTTACCAGTAGCAGAATCAACCGCTTGACCGTAAGCCTTCTCAATTCTAGAATCAATCTCTTTAGAAATAGAATCTAATTGGTTTTTAATCATTTCGTCCATTGTAATTAGAATTAAATTTTTAGGAATTTTTTAAACTGTCGTATAGATATTTAAGTACCTCGCTAGTAACTTCCTCTGTAGTCGGCAGTGTGTCCATCTCGGACGGCGCTGTGGCTTTAACAAACAAAGTTTTTAGCTTTAGTATTTCTGCTTCTAGGGCGTAGCCCAACTCGTCTGAAATTTCAGACTTGCGTATAAGTTTAGCCAGTGAATCGTATTTAGCCTGGGCTTTCTCTAGGTCAAAGTTTCCTTTAACGTCTAGAATAAGCGCCTGGTCGTTAGCGGCTAGTGTAACTGCGCTAATCTCGTATAGTTTTACTTCTCTAATTTCTCGGTAGTTGCCATTCATAGCCTTCATAATTGGCAAAATTCCTACACTGTTTTCGGTAATTACGCCAGCCTTCATAAGTTCCACAACGTCTTTACCTAGGCGTGTCTTTGGTATTTCAGCCTCAAATACTAGACCTTTTTCGTCCTCGTATAGGTTCAGCATCTTACCTAAAGGCATATCCATATTATGCTGGTATAAATACCGCACACGTTGGCCATTCTCTTTAATAGTCTTACTATAGGCGCCTTTGGTTATAATATCGCCATCGCTGTCTACATTACCAAATACAGACCCATAGCCTTTAACTATTCCAGCTTTGTCGTCTGCGTCTATTAGGTCCCCTAGTGGTGCTGACTTGTATAGAATCATTTTAAAAAATTTTTGTAAAGATAGGAATTATATAACTAAAATTCTGGGGTCCCCTTTTCAAACACTACTGGCGCCAACTGTCCTGGTAGTACCTGGTCGTGTTTGTTAGATAGTATTATTTCTTTTGGTATGTTTTCAAAAGCAGCACAACCTAAACCTATCAGTGGCTTATGTTTACATTTAAAACAAATAAAATCTTTTACTGGTTCCATAGTTATTTTTTAAAATACAAGTCAATTAATTCACCAATAAGCCTAGCGTATTTACTAGGGTTGCTGTTTAATTTATATTCTGTAAAGCCTTCGGCTAAAAATTCGTCTATATTTGTGTCTGCATATTTACCTAAATACAACTCATTAGCCAGCTTAAAGTTTTTAGATTTAAGCGCCGCAATAACCTCTTGGTTGTATTGCGTTCTAATTTCTTGTAGCTTTTCAAAAAATTCAGCCCCTTTTGGGTATAGTCTTATTGTAGACACATCAGCAATAACGTGCGTAAATTCGTGCGTTAGTGTAGCGTATTGTGCGTTTATTGAATCTATAGCGCTTTTATGTCTTTGTAAAAATTTAGTTTCGTCTACAATTCTGGTTCTTTGTTCTATATCAGCTGCTTTGTGTCCAAAATTTATTGAATCTAACCTAACTTTGCCGTCATTTCTCCAGACACTTCTTTTAACTTGTCCGTATGTTGTATTGCTAGATTTAAATATAACAACAGTTTTACCCCAAGTTCCTTTGTTGTATTCTTGTTTTAAATCGTATTCTTTTACCAGTTTATCTATTCGCTTGTTATATTCATTATATTGGTCTAAACCAAAACCTCTATCTAACCTAACACTATCAACGTCTAAACCAGCTTCTTTAAGCGTATCTAGTGTTTTTAGTTTAGCTTCTTTAAGTGTTTTTGCTGGCACAAATTCGTCAGCTGCCTTGGCTGGTTTACTAGCTACTATGTTAGCCTCTGCCACTGCTGCCTGGACTGCTGTCTGCACAACTGTACCCAACTGGCTTAACCCTTCTGCTGTTAGCGTATCTGCTACACCAAATCCTAGGTCTGTAATTTCGCCAACAGCTTGCGCGCCTTCTTTTGGAAATGGCGCCATACTACAGCGGCAATTAATTACGTTACCAGGACTACCGTTTGTGGCCCCTGGACGCATTAAAAATTCAATGCCACGTTTTGTAGGCACTTCAAAGGGCTTATCAAAGTCCACTACAACACCGTCCATTACAGCGTGGTCAGCATAGTCTTTGTTTGCAAGTCGTCTTGTTCTAGTGTCATTGGCGCTAATCCATTCCTTTTGCATATCTGTGCCAGGAAAAATGTCTAATGCCGCTGTTTCAGTAGCTAGGTTAGCTATGTTGGTGGCTTCAGTTCTTACTAGCCTTTCAGCTTGGTATTGGCTGTACTGTTCAAACTTCTGGCGTAACATACGCGCGCGCACGTCAGCGCCTTCGCTTATAAACACGTCATCTGTAAATAGTCGCCTGGTTACATCTATTAAATTCTGCCTGGCTGTGCCTTGTACTAGGCTTACACGTTCAGCAGCTACTGCCGCGCCAACTAATTTAAATTGCGCCCTCCAGGGTTCTACTAAATTGCTAGGGTTAACGCCTTTTTTAATCAGTTTATCAAAGTTCTGGGCATACCACTTGGCAAAGCGTAGCCCTATGCTTTCATATAGCCCCTCGTATAGTTTGGTGAAATCGCCAGCATTGTATAAAAACTGTACATCGTCAGCCCCTATACTTCCCTTGCGTTTGAATATGTCCAAAGCTATTGTAGCCTGGCTATCGTAAAACGCTTTAACTTGACCAGCTGCGTAGCGTTCTGCTGCGTTTAGGTTTTTATCCCATTCACTAGCCCAGTTAGCTTTTACTCGTTTTATTACGGCGTCCCTTTCAGCTATTTGCATAGGGTTTATTTTTGTGCC